AATCACAGGATCTGGACGTCGTGTTGCTTCTGGAAGTACGGGTTCAATGTATGGAATTCCCATGCGTTCATTATTCGATTTTAACATTTTCAAATAAGATTCCGCCATGTAAATTGGTGCCTTTTTAGGTTCGTAAAATTGTGTCGGAGTTTGTTTGATAATATCATATAAAATCGTCCCTTCACTAGGTCGAGTCTTGGGAATATATCCATCGTTCCTAACACGCTGCGACGGTCGCTTGAACATGCTCATCTTGGTTTTCGGATGTCGTATCCTCTAACTTAGGTTTCAGAAAAAAGTCGAGTTCCGCCTCAATAAGATGAGCGGATTGCTGATCCTGATGTGTGTAAAGTGGACCCCAAATTTCGATAACTTTACGTTCCTTGTCATACCACAAATAATCAAGCCCAAGTTTATGTGTCAACCAATAAAACCTTTTTCCAGTCTTACCGATGAACGAGAAAATTTGGTCTTCAGTGTATTCAGAGACGTCCATTTGGGAATAGTGAGCATTGGGTGGGGTGTAAGGAGCCATCGTTTTTCTTTGCTAAAGATGCCTCCTTTTGTTTAAGTAAGTTTCTTACATGTTTTTGGGAATACACTTGTTTTTTGTTTTTCTTATCATTTTTAGTCACACGTTTTTTTGGCTCTTTATAGTCCATTTTATATATTTAAAATTAATATTTTTAACTTAGGCTTCTTCTTCATCAACGAGAGAAATATCATCATCTGAATCATCTTCGTCAGAAGTTGAACATTCAAAATCCTCGTCTTCACTATCATCGAGAAGGACATATCCTTGTGGAAATTTTGCAAAAAGATCCGTCTCTTCTAATGTTTCAACATCATAAAACCCAGATACAGACTCTTTCGACACTTCCTCATCTTCATCAATAAAATGATAAAAACTTTCTTTATTTTTTTCGAGAAAATTAACAATATATGAATCTTGATTTTCTAAAACAGTTCTAGCAATCTGAGTTGTACCATCTTCACATTCAACATCAATGATCATATCTATACGAATTTGAATTTAAATCTTTAATAATAATAAATGGATAACCTGAAAAATTGGGGTATTCATTATATATCAAACAGGAATATAAAGCCAATGGATGCCGTGATGTTTGATATAGATGATACACTTATTTATACAAGTGGACGAGCAAATGACGCGATTATTGAATTACTCAACATAGCCGGACATATGGGTTATAAGATCGTGATCATCACAGCTAGACCAGGTTTGAAACATGTTATCCAATGGACGATCGAACAACTCAGGAATTATGAAATTGGATATAATTATTTGGGTTTTACGAGTGCAGAAACGAAACATATTATGAAAAAACAATTACCATATAATTTCATTCTTTCTGTAGGTGACATGCCAACAGATTTAACAGGCTCCGAACACTATCTCAACATTTCCAATTTCGACCACAATTAAGACAACTCACAAAAGTTGTCATGGGTTCATCAGCAGATCTCGTCTGTAATTGATAATACGTCGTTTTCATCGACTTACAACGTCCACATTTGAAGAAACCTTCTTGATTTTTTATTTCACGGGAAAGATATTCTTTTTTCATATCTTTATGAATTTTTTCTTCGATTTGTTTTGCATACAATCCATCTGGACACAAATGTTCTGGACGCATATTTATCACATCTTGTGTTTTCAATTTCTTTTCTAAAATTTTACTTTTTAATTTTGGATTATCTTTCAAACTTTTTTGAATTGTTAAAAATTTTTGTTTATAAATACTCGTGTACTTATGATTGTCCCACGCAGCTTCTTCACCCATAGATCTAGCTCTATCAGTTGCATGATTTAGTATACATTTCTCGAGATTAATACATATAGTGCTATCCTCTGGAATCTCGAGAAGTGTGGACAAACGCTCAATCACAAATTTTCGAGTCTTATTATCCATTATTGTCTTATAATTAGTCATTTCTTTATTCACTTAGGGCAAAGGAAGTCCTTCATATACATTCTTGTGATCAGGAGAATCAAAAGCATCAGATACACGACGCATAGGATTGGTATCCACAAAAGCAAGTCGATAGTCGATGCGACCGGATTGATATTTCTCTTGAGACCGGAATATCATCCACGCAACAACAAACACAATGGCAAATCCTAAAAGGATCCTGTTATTCATTTACATTTAGTTGATATTTTTTTATGAGAGAACTTTAAGATGAACAAAGCAATTCTCATCCGTGAGAAATTTGGAGATATTGTAGAGATAGATCTAGATATAAGTCCTCACAAAAATGAAATATTCAAAATTGTAGAAGGAAGACAAACTTTCATCGGACAATGGCCTGATATAGATGTAGTGATTATGAAACCTGAAGATGGTAAAGTGAAGAATGAGAACACATTACCACCCCCGTTCGACACGGAAGATGTATATGGAAAAATATTACTTGTGAGAATGGATGAACACTCAGAACCACAAGATTTTACTTTAAAAGAATTTGAATCATTTTGTCTTAGGCACAAACGCCTCACCGTTTAAAACGGCATTGGCATATTTCATACACAATTGAAAATGTACATAAGCAAAATCCATTGGATTGTCAATTTTTGGATTTCCTGGTAGTGGGTTACTATTAACCGCACTCATCATATCAACGGGATCACCATTCACAGACTTAGCCATAGCACCTCCAACTGTTTTTAGCCACATGGCATGGTTTTCGTTTTTACAATCGAAATTTTTCACGAATTGTGCCATTATATATTACTTGGGATTCTTTTCTATAAGTAGTCGCGCACTTGGATCAGTCACCTTTGTCCATTTGGGACGCCATATTTCAGAAATGAGATGATCGTTATCTTTTCCGTACATCTTCCAAAAGATGTTTCTGTACAAAGCCTCCTCCTTTGTTAGTGGTGTGTTGTGACCACGAGCTTTAGCCCGCGTTTCTCTAAAAAGTTTGTCATCCACGTCATCTTCGGCATACTTTTTAATTTCATCCACCCAATTCGTTCCTACTGCATCACTCATACCATCCTTTTGTCTCCATAAAATATCATCCGGGAGATATCCTTCAAATGCCTCTCGTAGAATCTTTTTTTCAATCGGTGCAATCTTCTCATTCTGATTAATAGTCATACACAACTGGATAAAATTTTTATCTAGAAAAGGAACAATCAGATCGAGACCGTGCGCACCCGCACATCTATCCGCCCGCAATCCATCAAACTGATGAATAAGCCTCAAACGACGCATGTTTTCACATGCAAACTCATCAACATTTGGTGCATTATGGAAATAGAGATATCCACCCAAAATTTCATCACTTCCCTCACCTGAAAAAATGTAACGACATGGTGTATGCTGTTTGATGTATTTACATATAAGCCACATTGGAGTACTTGCTCGAACTGTCGTTGTATCATAAGACTCGAGAGAGTGAATCACATCATTAATATGTGAAATTCCTTCTTGGGGTGTAAACTTAACCTCTGTGTGGTCAGTATTGAGATATTCAGCCACCTTCTTAGCCGCCACCAAATCAGGGCTACCATCGAGACCAATTGAGAATGTACGAATTTTCCCAAGTTTTCGTGCAGCAATCGAAGCAATAAGACTACTGTCCAATCCACCTGAAAGAAGAAAACCAATGTCACGTTCAGTGGTTTCGATACGGTCATGAACAGCGTGTTCAAGGGTCTCTCTCAACTCTCTATGAAATCCAGTTTTGATATATTTATGTACTCGCCAGTAACCGTTATGGTAACATACAAAATCGTTAATGTAAGAATCATAAATGTGTCCGGGTGGAAAGATTTTGATTTCACTGTTTAGAAAAAGGAGTGCCTTCACTTCACTCGCAAATGCAATCGAATCAGAATCGTAACGAGTGTAGAACATGGGACGAACACCAACCGGGTCTCGGGCAGCCATGACACGTTTTCCATCCGTGTACACAAATGCGAAATCGCCGTTGATTGTTTCGACAGCTTTCGTAATACCATAATCTCTAATCAGAGGAATAAGTACCTCACAATCACTTTTACCCACCTCATCACCTCTCAAATGATCTCGATAATTGTAAATTTCACCATTACATACAAGCATCTCGTTGTCTTTTCTAAACGGTTGCATTCCGGCATCTGTGAGATCATTGATAGCGAGACGATAAAAATCCATACGACATTTACCTAGAGTTTTTGTTCTATAATCATCCGGACCTCGGTGAGAAAGGAGGTAAGAAGAAACTTCAACTTCATCACCGAAGAGGGCTAAGATTCCACACATTATTAGTACAAGTTAATTTATTTTTAAGTTATATTCAAGCAGGTCTCTATATAAACGATCGTCAACATTTGCATCCATTTCTCGTCCATTCATTGCGATTGTTTCAACATTTTCAAATGTAATCGTTTCGAGTTCTAATACACAATAAAAAGAAGAGTTTGTTCGAGTTGCGATTGTTTCGATTGTATTGAAATCATACGTTTCGATCTCAAGATAACGTTTCACTTGGTCGGGTGTTCTTAATTTTACATTTGTGGGACTTTTCATCTTTCTTCTACGTTTGGACATATCAAAACTAGGCCATGTATTATATTTTGATCTAAACGACGATATATACTCCACACAATCTTCCGCCGTTTCCCGAGTTGAAAAACACACGAATCGTGATTTACATGATGGGTCAACCAAACTCAGGTATGTTCCGTTTACATTTAATTTTACAAAGTGGAACTCCATACATTATATTAAGGAAAAAACTTTAATTAATATATATATGAACTTCCCTAAAACACCTGGACAATGTAAATACATGCTCGCTCTCAGGTCGACTAAACCAATCGTCGTAGGAACTGGACCAGCGGGTTCGGGAAAAACAATGTTAGCATGCCAGATTGCTCTCGAACACGTGAATAAGTTACAACGACCAAGGATAGTCCTCACTCGCCCAATTGTAGCAGCCGATGAGGACATGGGGTACTTACCTGGAGACATGGATCAAAAAATGGAGCCATGGACAAAACCAATGTTTGATATTTTTGAAAAGTATCTCAGTCACAGTCAAATGGATCGGTTCATAGATATAGAACCACTGGGTTACATGCGCGGCCGAACATTTGATAACACACTCATCATCGCTGACGAGATGCAAAATTCTACACCAAACCAAATGAAAATGTTGTTAACGCGTGTCGGAGAAGGAACAAAACTTATCGTGACTGGTGACCTTGAACAGTCAGATTTGGGATCAGAAAATGGACTTGAAAATCTCATATATAAGATGCAATGTCTCGATCTGGATTACATCACACACGTGGAAATGGAAGATGATGATATTGTTCGTCATCCAGCTGTTAAAGAGGTACTCAGTATATTATCTAGATAAACGCGAATACGAACCCACTCGATGAGTGCGAGAAAATTCGTGTAATTTGATGTTTTGTACATGATTATTGAATAACTTCATTTCATGTTCTACACGACGCAACCGCTCCTCCATTTCCTTCTTTTCGTTTTTTGTTTTTTCATACCATTCCATCATCTCATAAACTTCCTGATCGATTTCTACATATCGCTCCGCAAGTTTATAATCCGTAGAAAGTTCTTGAAGATCGGCGGCGATTTCTTCGAGACGGACTTCAAGTCCCTGACATTTATCTTTGAACTCTTCCATTTAGTTTATAACTTTAGAGAACATTTCTTTAGCTGCCTTAATCCTGTACTCAAGGTCAGTTGAAGGCCATTGGATGAGAAAGTCACCTTCTTGCCATTGTCCATCGGTTCCTAAAATATCATTGTAATTTTTGCGATTTTTGAGACGTGGGAGATTTGTATAATCATATGAATTAAAAACTCGTTGCGGAATAACTTTTCCAACTCTCGCCCAGAATGTACCACCCGGTGTGACACCCGTTTCCTCAAGATGTGTTCCAATAAATAGATCCTGAATGAGTTGGTTTTCATACATGTACCAATGTCTGTATAATGGCATACCAGCAATGATAGTATCAAGAAACGCTCTACCAATAGAGGAATTACGGACAATCATATTACCACAGTTTATACCATTACAATCAGCTGGAATCAGGATATGTGTATCATCAGTCGCATATTTTTTCACAATGTCTTCAATTTTAACGTTCATATTAGTAATCATGACATCACAGTCTGTGTTAAAAATCCATTCCGCATCTGGATACTTGTGCAACGCTTCCTTCATTACAAAAATCTTACCCCATCCACATGGGGTATGTGTATCTGGAATAGGTGGAAGTTTCGCCATAATTGGTTTACCAGATGCAATCGCTCCACAGTCACGGGAACAATGAAGTTTATATCCATGTTTTAAGCAATATTGTAATTTATTTTTATCAAGAGTCCACTCTGCAAGAGGTTCATATTTCTCATCATGTGCCGTAACGACAACAATCATTGGTTATGTTTACTTAAATCCTTTTAACTACATTAACAGGTCATAAAGTTCAGTATTAGAGGGGGCATTGATATTATACTCTCCATTTTCATCCTTTTTCCAACGACTTTTTTGTTTATCCATAGACTTAATATGCCAAAGTGCGACAGATGGCAGTGGTTTTATAGCTACACTTTTATCTGAACCTGTAAGTTTTGTGTGAAGTTCATCCGTCCAATAAACCTTTTCACACTTCTTATAAATTCGTGTCTGAAAGTCTGGCCAATTAATGAACCCAACTTCATTTACATTAAATCCAAATTCCTGAGCTTCTTTTTCCGTAATATCTGGGTGAATGTTTATGCGAGGTACTGTAATTATTTCTGCATCAGTCTCTTCAATGACTTTTTTGATAATCTTGATGAGAGATTCTTGGGGCATTTCATCTGCGTCGATATTGAAGATGTAATCACCAGTTGCCTTCTCTACATGAAAATCCAAGTTTTCCTTGAATGTATCAAATGGTCGGTCATAAATATTGACACGCTCTTTGAAGTTATCTAAAACAAGTCTAACTTTTTCACTCGTATGTAAAGAGTCTACAATAACATTAATTTCATCTTCGTCGTCGACGGTTCTTACAAGTAAACTTAACAATGAGAAAAGCTCCCTCGATTCATTGCAAACTTGAATACTATAGGTGAGCTTCATATACTTCTTTATACATTTAAAGTTTTTAAGCTCTGTATCTAAAATGGTTGAATATCACGACCTCACAATTAGGGATGGTTGTCATGCAATTTCACATAAACTCACACCTGAAATGATAAAAAAACATTGTGAATTCGTTGAAAAGTCGAAAATACCAGTGATGGAGATTGGTCATGGTAACGGCCTTGGTGCGTCATCTATTCTAATAGGTCAGGCATATTTATCCGATACGGAAATGATATCTTTGGCAAAAAGTTATCTCAAAAATACAAAATTGTCTGTTCATGTCATACCAGGATTAGCAACTATAGAAAGGGATATAGAACCTGCTATAAAATTAGGAGTTGATATATTTAGGATTGCATCACATTGTACAGAGGCTTCAATTACAAAGTCACACATCGAATATTTGGTGAGTAGAGGTAAGACCGTGTATGGCGCATTGATGATGTGTGCGACGTGTTCACTAGATGTATTGGTGGGTGAAGTTGAAAAAATGAAATCATATGGTGCGTCAGCTGTTATAATAATGGATTCTACAGGTTCATTTTTCCCAAAACAAGTTGAAGAATGTTTCAAACGTTTATCCAAAATTGGAATAAAACTCGGATTTCATGCACATAACAATATGGGTCTCGCAGTTGCGAATTCATTGGTAGCTATAGAACATGGTGCTGAAATTATAGATGCCACTGTTCGAGGTTTTGGTGCTGGTGCTGGTAACACTCCACTCGAAGTCATGACAACAATTTGTACTTCAGAAAATGTAGATGTTTTAGAGACTATTGAAAAAATGGATTATGAGACACCAGTTACAAAAACTATAAACATTCTGACCGCCAAACACAAATTACATTCCGTGTTTGAAAAGAAAATTTTAGATGCTTCACGAAGGTATAAAGTTCCTCTTGCCAAGCTTGTAGAAGAGCTTGGAAATAGAAAATTAGTAGCTGGACAAGAAGATCTTGTACAGGTTATTGCTGCTCAGATGTCCGAACAATCATAGATGATTTTGTAGATATCGCATCCCCCATAACACGTTTAATCGTTTCTATGGGTAGAATGGGTGACATCTCTTCAATAGGTGGTGCAAAAATAGAACCGTCACACTGAAGAACACCCTTCACTTTAGGTAGGAAATCCTGATTGGGTGGCATAAATATTTCACAGATTGCAGGACCATCATGATCCATGAAGCGAGTAAAGTAGAAGTCAAACTCTCTCCATGTTTTAATCCTGAAATTTTCATATCCAAACGCCTTTGCAACTTTGATATAATCTGGTAACACTATACCAGTAGTTTTATCAACCGCGTTATAATTTCCATTGAACAACATTTTCTGTGTATGCTTAATCATTAAATAGCCGTCGTTGTTAAATATGACAATTTTCACGCGTAATCCATGCTGAATAATAGTCTGTAATTCTTGAAGATTCATCATCATACCACCATCACAGTTTAGACACAAAACTTCCCGTCCATTTCCAGCAATAGCCGCACCGAATGCCGCAGGTAAACCATAACCCATTTCACCTAATCCATATGACGAAAACATGGTCATACCCCGTTTTAAACGTATCGACTGATGACCAGAAAGTAAAGCTGTACCCATATCCGTTACAATAATCTGGTCTGGTTTCAGATGTTCTGAAATCTTATCAATCAACTTGTACGAATTTGGAAACTCATCATCAATATGTTTATCTTCGACGATTGGAAATTCATTCCGAATTTGACGACAATTTTCTATCCAGGGACTACATTCACTTTTGACACCAGATAATTTTTCCAGAAATGCTCCACAATCAGCTTTGATAGGTAAATGAATAAATTCTTTGAATTCCGTTTCATCCACGTCAACCATAACTATCTTGGCGTTTCGCGCAACTTCTTTAAAGTCATAGCCAGTTTGTGGTATTGTTAAACGTGTTCCGATTGTTATAAGAAGGTCACATTTTTGGAAAATGAAATTAGATGACCGCTGCCCATAAACACCTGGACTCCCAAAAAATAGTGGATTGTCGTGATCTATGATATCAATAGCCGACCATGTAGCTAGTATAGGTATATTCAAGGATTCAACTCTAGATTTAAAAAGTTCTTCCGACTTTGAAAGTTTAACACCATGTCCCACAAGAATCACTGGACGTTTCGAGTCATTAATTAAATTATTCAACATAGCCATATCCTCGTTGGTTGGTGCGAGTTTTTCAATGAAGGACTCCTTCCATAACTTAACAGGAACATGTTTTGACTGAACATCAAATGGAATATCTAACCAGACTGGACCCTTTCGCCCACTGAGTGTTGTCTCATACGCATGCTCCAATTCAGTATGTATCTCCGAATCTTCTACGAGCTTTGCGTATTTAGTTGTTTTTGATACCATATGAATAATATCAAGTCCCTGTGTACCATACATTCTTCGATGTGCGTGATTGTTGACATATTCCAGTTTTTCTTGACCAGAAATGATGATTACAGGAATAGAATCTGCCCATAAGCTAACTACACCGGTTATCGCATTTGTCACACCACCACCAGCCGTGACGAGAGCTACCGCAAGTTTTCCACATGTTCTATAATATGCACCCGCGGCTAATAGTGCAGCTTGTTCGTTGTGGGTGTTCAAAATTGTAATACCAGCCTCGGCACATGAATTATATATATGAGAATTAGCTGAACCAATTATACCAAATACATGTGTTATACCCTTCTCCAACAAAAAAGACACGATCACGTCACTAACTTTGATTGTGGTCATTAATAATATCATGTGTGAAATGTTTAAGCTTATCCTAGATATCCAACATATTTTGATACACATTATCTACATGTGTTTCATATTTCATAGAGAAAACTTTGTTTGCAACTTCGATGGCTGCGCAATTAATAACATCTAGGTTTCCAGCATATCTTGACAGGTAATCTTCTGAACCGTATACCTTTACCGATACCATGAGTGTATCATCGGATATATATCTAGGTCTTATTTCTGGTGTATAACCGTTTATATATTTACGCATCATACTAATAAAATCATCAAAATCTTCAAATGTGGATTTTGACACCTTCAAAAATAAAGTTGTTTGCATAACAGTTTCTGGTGAAGGATTTATATTGAGAATAACTTTACATTTATCTATACCCGTTAAATATCGAATAGCACTTTCAGTTGTGTGAATATACTTGTCCACATTAATTCTCGTAGCCATTCCAGCACTTTCAGACGAAATTTGTGTAACTACTTCTGCATACGATATCTTACATCTAGTTGTCAAATACTTTAAAAGTGGAATTGAAACCTGACCACCACAAGTTACCATATTCACATTCTTTACATGGCGCAAACAATCACAATTTACATTTGGTACGCACATTCTACCAATTTTTGAAGGTGTCATGTCGATAACTGTTATGTCCTGTTCTAAAAATACCTTCGCATTTTCTGTCGCTGAATAGGCGTCTGTACAATCAAATACAATTTCACATGCACGTGGATTTTCTATGAAATATCGTATCCCATTTGAAAAATACGGGACATTATTAGGTAATTTTTTTGTTGATGCTCTTCTACCAACAAATGCCACTAATGTATACTCACTTATTTTCAATACTTTGTAGAGTAAATCAGTCCCGATATTTCCAGTACCTATAATTGCTATCCTCATCGTATTATACATTTAGTGGGAATCTTTAATACATACGCTTCATCGAGCTTATCCGTATTTCGAATCTCATATGTAGCACCAAAAAATTCAGCCCATTCAGAAAGTAACATTTTATTAGAGTAGACCAAATTACAATATTTGACGAGACTTTTCTTACTTGTCACGTATTGTTGAACAATCTTACAGACATCTTCGATATCAATAAAGTCGAAATACCTGTCTCGTTCGATTATGACGTGTCCATCCTTCTTACAAATCGCACTGAATCGTGTGGGTAGTTCACCAGGTCCGTAACATCCCCATATACGAAGTGCATATGCATTCGGAATCGTCTCGATGCGTCGTTCTATGATCCACTTAGAAAGACCATATGGATCAATGGGAGGATCACCTCGAAGCGCTGCACCACTCGAAAAATAAATGAGTTTCCCCTTGAAAACTCGAACAACATTTTCAAACATGAGAATGTTCTTTTTTAAAACGTCGTCATGATCTTTTTGTAATCTACTTCCACCAACAACTGCGCAGTGGATGACGACATCGTACACATGGTTTTTGAAATATATTTCAACAGCTCGCTGGTCGATGAGGTCTAGGTCATTGTGGGTAACACCCACCCAATCCGTACCCCGAAGTATATTTTTACCTATAAAACCACTCGCACCCAGTACACAAACTTTCATATGATTTAAAGACAAGAATACTCTTTAAATCATTATGGTGAAAAAAGTCTGGTATGCACCCAACAAATTTGAATCATATGGGGAAGAAGAGATCAAGGCTGTCGAAGCCTGCCTTCGCGATGGCTGGCTCGCTGGCTTTGGTGATCGCACTACAGAATTTGAAAAGCGGGTGTCTGACCTCTTCGGAAAGAAACACGGACTCTTTGTGAATTCTGGGAGCAGTGCGATTCTCCTAGGTCTTTGCGCCCTTGACCTTCCAAAGGGATCCGAAGTAGTAACACCTGCGTGTGGGTTTGCGACAACCGTTGCCCCTCTCATGCAACTTGGTCTCAAACCAGTATTCTGTGACGTTGGTTTCAATTCGTATGTTCCTAGCGTCGAAGATCTTAAGAAGGTTGTCACCCCAGAGACGAAGTGTCTTCTTCTCCCCAACCTGATCGGGAACGTCCCCGATTGGGAAGCGATCCGTGAAGCGTTTCCGGGCGTCACACTCTTTGAAGATTCTGCCGATACCATCACTCATACAAATTGCACAGACATCAGTACCACGAGCTTCTATGCGAGTCATGTCATCACTGCGGGTGGTGTAGGTGGTATGGTCATGTTTAACGATCCCAAACACCTCAAGAGGGCCCTCATGTTCAGGGATTGGGGACGCATCGGTGACAATATCGAAGAGCCCAGTGAGCGCTTCAATCATTCCGTCGATGGTATCCCCTATGATTGGAAGTTCCTCTACGGTGTCGCTGGGTATCACCTCAAAGCGTGTGAGATGAATGCCGCATTTGGTCTCGTCCAACTTGATAAGTTGGATGGATTTCTCAAAAAGAGGCGTCAAAACATCGAGAGGTATCTAGAAAATCTCAAGGATTGTCCATACTATACACTTCCCGACGATTCTAAGCAGCCCAATTGGCTTGCCATCCCTCTTCAGTGCCCAGAACGTCTTGAACTCGTAAAATACCTGGAAAAGAATGATGTCCAAACCCGTGTCACATTCGCGGGAAATATCACGAGACACCCAGCCTTTAGGGAGTATCTTGGTGACTTTGAAACCGCTGACACGATCATGAAGGATGGATTCCTCCTCGGTGCCCACCATGGCATGACTATCGACGATGTCGATCGTGTGTGCAATCTACTTAAAAAATTTGCTGATTTTAAGATAAACGGAAATGAACCTTAATGTGATGGTCACTGGTGGTTGTGGCTTCATCGCTTCCAATTTTCTAAACATCATGAAGAAAAGATACCCCGAAATTCATTTCGTCAATATTGATAAACTTGATTACTGCTCAAATATTGAAAATGTTGAACCAGGTGTTGCCACCTTTATCAAGGGAAATGTTGGTAACGCTGAACTTATCGAAAACCTCATTAAAGAGTATAAATTCGATGCCATATTTCACTTTGCGGCTCAGAGTCATGTCGATAATTCATTCGAAAATGCCCTCTCCTTCACGATGGATAATACCCATGCGACCCATGTTCTCATAGAAGCGTGTCGTCAATTTCTCCCAGACGTGGAATTCATTCACTTCAGTACGGATGAGGTCTATGGAGAATCCAAGACGGATGTCCCTTTCACAGAGGATGAAGGTGTCCTTCGTCCCACGAATCCATACTCAGCCTCTAAAGCGGCTGCGGAGATGATTGTTCGATCCTACATCGAATCTTTTGGTATGAATATCAAGGTTATCCGGTGTAATAACGTTTATGGTCCCAATCAATATCCCGAAAAACTCATTCCAAAGTTCAAGCGATTTTTGAAAGAGGGTAAAAAATGTACGATACACGGCAAGAATTGTGCAAACATTAAACGGGCTTTCATGCACGTCGAGGATGTCGTGGATGCCGTCGATGTGGTGTGGAAGAAGGGTTCTTCCGGTGAAATATATAACATCGCCTCGGACGATGAACTCACTGTCATGGAAGTCACCAAACTCGCGATTAACACTATTTTGAATACGACAGACTATGACAAGTGGATACGATACGTCGATGACCGCCCGTTTAATGATCGGAGGTATTACATATGCGCCGAGAAGCTGAAATCCCTTGGATGGAAACAGAAAAAAACGAGAGAAGATCTCAAAGCTTTTTTACACACTTGAATAAAAATATCTATACACATTTAAAGTTAACAGAAGTTAAATTTTTATTATGTATGCAGCCATAGTAACAGGTCCGAACGGCCAAGATGGGTCTTATATATGTGAAATTCTTCAAGAGAAGGGGTATCACCTCATAAAGTTTCAAGGAGATGTGAAAAACTATGATGAAATCTACGCCACTATTCAAAGTTGCGTAGATTTTGAACGTATAGAGGTGTATAACCTAGCGGCCAAAGTCCATGGATCCTCACCAACCGAGACATTTCAGGTAAATACAATAGGAATCCTCAATATTATGGAAGCAGTCAAAAACACCGGAGAGAAGTCAAAGTATAAGATTTTTCAGGCTTCAAGTTCCGAAATATTTGGAAACTATCATGAAAGTCCACAAACCGTGTATACACCACGAGCACCTCGTAGTATGTATGGACTATCAAAAGTAATAGGAGATTCTCTAGTTAAACGCTATAGAGAAAACGAAGGCATTTACGTGTGTTCGGGTATCTTATACAACCATGAATCACCTAGAAGACCCGATATATACGTTACACAAAAGATTGTCAAAGGTTTACAATCTGGGGAATGTTTCCAAATTGGGAATCTTGAATCAAGGAGAGATTGGGGTCACGCAAAGGATTACGTGGAGGCCATGTGGCTCATGCTTCAACAAGAATGCCCAGATGATTACATCATCGCAACAGGAAAAACACATTCTGTACGGGAGTTTATAGAAATCACCGTACACAAGATGGGTAAAAAAATCGTGTGGTCTGGAAAAGGACAACATGGTGAGGGTCGAATAGATGGTAAAATTATTGTGAAAGTGTCCGAAGAGTTTTATAGACCAAACGACACTAACACACTCATCGGAAATCCATCAAAGTTGGAATCGATTGGGTGGTCTAGAAAGTATACTCTCAACGATCTCATTGAAGAGATGCTATTCCCTCCTTCAGAGTAATCTCCGGTTTCCAGTAATGTAAAATAAATTCTCGTGGTTCGTTGAACTTGTCGTGAGTATTCATGTTCTTCGCACTCGGTCGCACGTCATCACAAATGAACTTAGCGACATCTATAATCTTATTTGTTTCAAAACTCGTGATATCAACAGAGTCTGTTTTTAGTCGAATGTCTTCATAGTTGTCCATGACAATTGTAAGACATTTTGCACAATCATCCGTGTGTAAAAACTGCCTCTCCTCTTCCCCATCCGTCATCAAGTCTATATACCCGTTCGCTTTGTATTTATGAATCATATCAGTTATGACATGAGACTTTTCAGAAACATTCTCGGGTCCATAAACATTCCAAAATCGTGCAGACAAACCACCTAATTTTCTAGTGTAATGTTCACCCATATATTTTAAAGTTCCATACACATTGTCCATGTTAAACATCGTACTCGAAGCGAATATGAACTTTTTGTCTTTGAGGAGATTGAATGTGTTTATCATGATCATATTATTTCTATTGATGAAATCCAAATCCACGTCCCATATGTACTTCGCTCCACCGACGTCATACGCAAGGAAGTATACAAAATCAGACTCATCGATTGCATTCTTGAGTTTGTAGATGTTCAACGAATTACTCAAGTCGTGATCATTTGTCAATTTGATGTCCCATCTAATAATTTCGTGACCACATGATTCGAGATACTTACATAACGAAGAACCTATTACACCTTCAGATCCCAGTACAAGTATCGTCATATATGTACCACCCATTAGTCCTTTAATTAAAATCTATATATAATTCAAATGAACAACAGCGCGATGAACAACACCGCAAGCTCTGCCACAGCTCCAGGCAACAATAAGATGTCTCGTATGTCTAATGCTGTCAAAAACATGGGTAACACCCGCGAAACTCTCGACATTTCGTGGAATACCATAGGTGTAATCACTCTACTTGGTGCCGCGTACATGATAGCGGCGTCTATCGGTATCAACACCTTCTCCAAGTGTGAGAAGTTCAAGGGTAAAAGGCTCCAAGAAAATCTCAACAGTGTTCTCGTCGCTACTCTCGGTATCGCTCTAGCGATTCCATTCACTCTTTCCATGACCAAGATGTTCAGTAATGAGATGCCTGTCTTCCTCCTGACCTACGCCATCATGGGTGTCATCGGTACATCGATTGCTCTCAACTGGACTGTCAACTGTGAAGGTGAGAACAAGAGTAACACGATAACAATTGGTGTAAGCCTCGCGTCCTTTATTGCCACGCTGATGTTTGGCGTCTTTTTAATAGTTCCTAAGGGTAAGCTGAACATTGAATGAAGCCAATAGCTATTAATGTTTATATTCTCATGATGTTCGTGTCCTATGTGATTCGTAGGACAGGAACATTTTCAATGGAAGAAAAAGTTAAAATGATTGAATTTTTAAGTTATATGGCAGCCCATCCCGACTCTAGAATAGAGGCACATGGGGGTGTAGCGACTCTGTTAGGAGAAGTGATGCAATACCAACCATCGCAAGTCGGCCATTTACGAGCTCCGTCTCAGGCTTCCAAAATCCCTGAATATATCCCTCATCCTTAGGATTCGCCGCTGTTCCGAGAAATGCCAAACTGGCAACAGCGACAGAAAGTCCGATGTTATCATGAAACTGAGTACTGATAGAATTGCCAGTCATGACTTCGTCAATAACAGCCGATGTGAACCCAATCATGGCAGCACGACCATTGACACGCTCGGCAATGGAAAGATAATCATTTGGGCGCTCAACTGGCATAAGAGTGGGCCCCTTGATAGAAGAAGTGGTCTTCTTGACAAACACCTTCTTGGGAGTGGGAGTTGGCTTCACGGATGCACGAATGAGAGAGCTCATTACTGATTTACTCACGGGGCTTCTCCTTAAGTAAGATCTTGTTTAAAATGTACAACTGGACAATCAAACCTGCTGACGTGTAAATAGTTGTGGCGTTGAGACCATATTTACGATATTGATACACAAGCCATAAAAAACTTGTCAACAAACCTAGAATGATTGTATTTTTCATCTCCAGCCCAATTTCATCAATCTCACGCACCTGTTGATACATCTGAACAAGACCTAGACCCATCGCGACACTCGAAATAATTTCATCCATTTATAATATATACAGAATATAAATGGAACACATATTACAAAAATTTGCCGGAAAGATTGACGCTCAAAGTCTTGTCAAAACTGTTGAAGAACTCAAATCTGAGTATGTCGACGACGGACTTACCAAGGAAGATATTCCGCCCATTCTCGGTCGTCTCATGATGGAGAGTGCGAAATTCAAACAACTGCCAGGACCCCAAAAGAAGAAACTCGTCATCAACGTGTTGTACCACTTCATCGAGCAGATTGATAAGGGTCCAGAAGATAGTGAGTTTGAGATTGTTCTCAAAAGTATGGTTCCACCAATGGTTGATAGTTTTGCCACCATGATCAAAGCAAAAAAACAAATGGCAAAATGCCTACCCTGCCTCGCTTAAGGAGTAGCCACGTAGTCAGAATAGTATGCGTTTCCCTTCACTAGAGGTGATGATAAAATATGGAATATATACAGTGAAAGAACTTGAACGATTCGCAAAAGGACTTACACCAAAAAAGAAGATTAATATCCTAAGTGAGTGTACAAAATGTGATTTTGTATACGATGGACCGATTTGTGTGAATTGCTACCCATGAAGTACTGTACGGTGACGAGTTATATGTCCAAGGGACCCGTCGTCACCAGTAACAATCACATGTGCGCCGAACGACAACTTATACGGAGATTATACCGAGAGTGCCTCAAGAGAGGAAATAAACCCCATCAATTTACGGAATGGTTACATAGAAAACATGGAGAATTGGTCATCGAACGTAAAAATATTTACGGAGATGCTATATCATTACCATGTGTTTTATGTAGGAAAGCCATAGAACGCCTCGATATACGATGGGCAGCACATGATGGTGAAAAATGGGTCCACAGTAAAAAAACAGAATGTTTACCATGTTCAATACCAACTGCAAAACAAAAAAGAATGTTAGGTTTTGGGTGTAATAACCAAACCCAAAGCTGACTCTAAGTTATTATGACTTCGTTTTAGTGGTTTAGATCTCTTTAGTTTTAGCGCGTTGTTATCTGACGATGCATTCTTTATTTCATTCATTCTTTTCGTGTTTGAAACAAAGGGTACAACATTTTTTTCGTATGGTTTATTGTCAACCTCTTTAGCTTTACCTTCATCTAAAGTTTGGTTTTTTCTAAAATCTTCAATCGTCATGTCACCACCAAACTCTTTCAATCTAAACCTATCAGGTGCAGGTTTTACAGAACCAATCTGATTGAACATTTTTTTGCGCATCATCACAATATTTCCACATATTAAACCACCTCGACTCAATCCATATTTATCAATAGCATACGATTTCATACAACTCCAGGAACAAAAATTTCCAGATGTATGAAATATATTTCTTCTTTCATCATGTCTAAATGGCATACTTAAAGGTGTACTATCAAAATCGTGACAACACCACCAACACCACATAATTCATTAAATTATTTTTTCTTTAATTACTATAAGATGTTCAGGAACGTTAAAACAAATATGAACACAAACTTCAACAACTCATCATTTTCAATAGCTCCCTATTTATTTTTGATATTTTTATTTTGTCTCATGGTGAGTGTTGCAGTCATGATTATATATTTAGAACGAAAACGAAAAGAAGTTATAATTAAACAAATCAAATCCACCAACGAACGAATGATCGATATACAAAAACAATTAAGCGATCACCGTTCTAATATTTATGCTGGTGGAGCCTCATATGGTTTGACTGAGGAAGATATAAATACTGAAATCTTGAATCCAGATATTTTATGTGCCGTATATCCCGAAAACAATTCCTGCAATGGTGAATTTTATGAACTGAAAGACGGATGTTGTCGCCTAAAAAGTAATGCAGATGAACTCGCCAAAGAACAACATCGTGAGATGATCAAGTCTTTGATGGTGGAAGTTGGTGTAACGCTGATGGCCGAAATTATAATTACATCGGTATTACCACGAATTGGTAACCAGATATTAAAAGGTCTCAGTAGTAAAGTACTCGCGAAGGTTATTGGTAAAGCCGCTAAGATGGCGGTAGTTAAGTTAAGTGTGAAGTTAGCTGCCATGACCGCGAGAATTTTAGTAAAATTAGGTTCTGGACCAGTTGGGTGGGTTCTTCTTCTGTTTGATATGATAAGTATCGGGATGGACATTGCAGACACCAATAATTACAATAGTTTCCTCGAAAACAAGATGAATGTAGAAACACGTGACGTGTTGGTGTACAAATATTACGAAGCAATTAAGGAGGATGGAGGTGATTTCCCAGTTTTATTCCCTTATTCTTTATTGTTCCCCGATGAATCTACGAAAGTCATGGAAGAAGTTAATCTTAAAATGATGACTGATTACATATTAGAATTCACAGAAATTGAAGGTGGAACAGAATATTTAGCAGACCTGTTCACAGGTGTAGCAACATCAGAAACTGAAGGTACTGACATGCCTGAAGAAACACCCGAAGAAATGGAAAAAGGTCTCGATGTCATGGGTAGATTTTTCGATCGCGTGAGAGATAAACATCACGTCAAGTTGGACAAATATACATTTGATCTGTTGCAAAATGAAATTCCACAAAGTAGGAAAGATGACATCATCTTCATAGAGAGTATGTCTACAAGAGCGAGCACCGGTATAGGTATTAGTGAACAAGCAGCTATAAAATGGAACCAAGAAAAACGAGAAGATTGGTTTCAATATTTAGATCCATTCTTTCCACCAAATATTCCAGAACCAGATTGGGTACCACCAATGATGGCTGTATACACAGATAAATATCTCGCACCAAATCTAATAAATCCAGGTACAGAAAATCAACCCAATCTTGTTTATAAAACATTATCAAAACCAGTGACATTGGCGTATCCGTTTGGACCTTTAGTAACAAATTGTGAAAAGGAAAGAACGAGTGCTAAATATAAAGAACCCATAAATCCCGTAGATTTCGGTGTAAAGTTCGATGGTGTAAAAGGTATATGTGAATTCACAAGAAATTACTGTACGAGATATGGTATTGATTTTAAACGCAAAACTTGGAAAGATGGAACTGAATATACAGATTGTGAAGTAAGCCCAGGGCAGGAAGTAGCTGAAGCAATATTTGGTACTACCGTAACTAGAAAAGCAAAACAATATTGGAATGACCCTGGATCAATCCCTACCGATCTCGAAGATACATTTAATCAACGTAAAGAACAACATGGAGAAGCTGCAGCAGTTGCTTTGACCATTTTTGATCCATTCGGATTTAAAGAAGGTTTGGTTAGTAATTTTGCTGAACAAATGGCGGGTAGAGATAAGTATTGTGTGACAGGTGATACATGTAAATATTTTACAGCAGATCATAAAGGTGGTAATTTCATGTCGTGGTCCGCTCGCGATTCCGAAGGTGCTGTGTATTCGGGTGGTATGGGATTTCAAAGACAAGTGAAAGTTGGGGAAGACCACACATTTTATGTTCCAGAAGGTGGATATTTTAGAGTGAAATGTGATCCCGGTGAAGGTAAAGATTTTCCGTATGATGAAATTCCAGATAACGGAACGAAAAGATTTACTTGTTGGAACGGAAAAGTTAATAAACCATATAATCCCTTAGACACGGTGGAACAAGGTGTAGAAGCTGTGGCCGGCGCCGCTCAAACAGTTGCTGAGGGAGTGGAAGATGCAGCTAACATAGTTGCTGAAGGAGCGGAAGATGCAGCTAACGAAGTTGCCAACTTTTTCAGAAATCCATTTTCTGACCGGAGACTCAAATCGAACATCAAACGAATTAATGTTCAATCTCCCATTAATGGTATCAATGTGTACATATGGGATTGGAATGAAACTGCAATGTCTACGTATGGTCTACGAGGTCGGGATATAGGTTTCATAACAGACGAGATCGATGACAAATATGTGAGTAAAGATGGTCTCGGATTTGAATTCATTCGTCAGGGAACTCCCATTTATGATGCACTCAAGAAATTTAAATCTCAATATAATCTAAAGTAATGAGTACTACACTGGGAAAAAGACTTTCCAATGCGGCCGGGAAGGTACCCGGTTTTGATCCAAATGTAGCTAAAAAATTTGATGGTCTGTCTGATGATGCATTAAAAAAGTTGATAAAATCAGATCCCGATACATTCGCACCCGTTTTGAAGAATATGGATGACGCAGATGTAAGTGCAATTCTTAAAAATATGGATGAAGCCGACAGGATTAAAATAATTAACCAGATAGATCCATCGGGGGTTAGGAATCTTGATGGCAGAGCTGCTAAAGCAGCAGGTGGGGGTGGTGACGCGATGACTATCATGGGTGCTGGTGCTTTGGTTGGAATGGCTTTATACATCGACAATAAATATGCTGAAGCAGAGGAAGAGTATAAGGATTGTATGGCCGGATGTCTCCCTCATAACTGGGATGAATATGAAAATGGTTCATTACAAAAAAGTGATCTCAACTACAGTACTGTTTCTTCTTTACAAGATTATGGAGTCACACCAATCGCCAATCAACCATATTGTAGTAAAAATATAGATAATTGTGGTGATTATTGTAACAAGAAATGCGACGAAGAAACTGACGTTGACATCCCAGGTATGTCTGGTTTAGAAGGTTTGACTAAAGACCTCAGTGCAGGTTTGGGTGGTATTATTGGTAACATCTTTGGAGGTCTCTTTGAAGGTGTTGGTTTAGATAACACCACTGTTGGCATAGCTTCGAGTGCATCAATATCTATGTGCTGTATGTTAATTCTTATGATGTTTTTGTTACGTTAAAAACCATTTGTTATAATCCCTTCGACATTATACCTATACATATATTCCAACTCTTTGTCCTCTTTATGTGTATAAGTATAAACTTTGATATCCCTCATATTACAATATGAGATGAACGTGTGATCTAGACATGTCCAATGAAGAACGACGGCTGTGAGACCTGCGGTAATTCCATTATATTCACTCTCGTGAAAAGTCGTCTCAAATGTAGAACCCTTTTGAAATCCATATGGAAGACTGTATAAAATTCTTCGATTGAAACTACAAAAAATAACGTCGCGTGTAGGTTCAGTCTTGTAAAATTCCATGAGTGCTCCGATGATAGAAAGATCGTTACCCTTGATATCGATAAGCAAAAGAGTTTTACGAATATCTGGAACCTTATCGTAGACATCTCTCAAAGTGCATATACCCTTTTCCCTCAATTGTTCAAGTGTCATGTCTCCAATGAAATGATCACCGAGATATACATCATGGTGAAGAACCAATTCACCAGTTCCACATAATTGCACATCAATCTCAACACCATCATATTCCCTATGAATAGCTTCATGAATAGCTTCAATACTGTTATCTTTGAACCTAATCGAGTATCCACGATGTGCAATACACTTCATCCTAACTTAAAGACATATTAATTCTTTATACTAATGATTCTTAGTATCGATGTTGGTATAAGGAATTTAGCTATGTGCCTTCTCGACGAAAAATCCGGCAATCTCGTGAGAGAGTGGGATGTCGACGGAGTCCCACCTCAACATGAAGATGGTGTGTACGTGTCACTCCGAAAACATCTCGATGAAAGACCTTGGGTTCTCACAGCTAACACGATCCTCATAGAGAAGCAACCTGAGCGAAATAAAAAAATGATTTCAGTCATGCACTTTCTTCACGCTTACTTCATCATCAAATGTCCCAATGCTGAGACGATTTTGTACGATGCGCGACATAAGATTCCAGATGTAGCTGGTCCAGGTAAAGCACAATACAATAAGAGAAAGAAGGTGTCCATCGAGAGATGTGAATCCTTTATCCGTGATGGTACCACAAATACACACTGGCTAGATACCTTTCTCAAGTCGAAGAAAAAGGATGACTTGGCAGACACTGTGATGCAGGCACTCTCCTTTGTCAACAGGGTTGAAGTCATACCAGCTTCAAAAAAGAAAAAATCTACAAAGTTAGTTGCTCGTCGCCCAAATGAAAATCAAAAAATGACAAAATATTCTAAATCAAATTTAGCTTGGATTTATTTGAACAAACCAGAATGTGAAGTTCTCGAAAACAATAAAAGGTTCATGAAAGATTTGAAGAGGTACTATAGAAACCTAAGTGATCTCATCAAAGATATGAAGTAAAAATGTCTCTCACCATCCGTATGTCCGCCGCGAACAAGCCCAACCTTGATAAGGTCATCAAGAGTAACAAGCGTCTCAAGTCTGCATTTCACTCGAAGAAGCCAAAGAGGAACACCCATCGTGTAGCCCTAGACGAACTTGATACATTTGTCGAACTCATCGATGAAGCGATTGATGCTATGAATATCACTCGGGACGAGATTGAAAATACACAAGAGAAGTTGTACAAGTTGTACGATTTTTGTGGAGAGGTTCCAATGGATGACGAGTGTATCTATTAAAGATTTGAACGGATACTTATGTATAATGGAAAAAGTGCTCGATCATGGGTTTGTTCGTCTCGTTGATCACATGCCTCGACAAGATTTGGATGCGTCCATCGTCCAATCCGCCCGTGTTTCCTACGGCGACGGTACCAAAACCACCCGTGGAGACCGTGGGCTCATCCGATATCTCCTTAGGCACTGGCATACGACCCCTTTTGAAATGGTCGATTTCAAGTTTCACATCAAAATGCCCATCTACATCGCACGACAGCACCTTCGGCACCGCACCGCCAGTGTAAATGAGTTGTCTGCTCGTTACTCTGTGGTTCCCAAAGAATACTATGAACCCGAAACTCTCCGTGGTCAGTCGAAGGTAAATCATCAAGGTTCTGAGGGTGTCGTAGAAATTGGTGGTGATCTTGATAACAAAGTATCCGAACATCTGAGTCACTCATTCGATGTATACGAACAACTTCTCGAAAATGGATGTTGTCGTGAACAGGCCAGGGGACTTTTACCTCAATCAACTTATACAGAGTTTTACTGGAAAATTAACCTTCACAATCTTCTTCATTACCTCCACCTCCGTATGGATTCACATGCCCAGAAGGAGATTAGAGACTATGCGAATGCCATCTTTGACCTGGTGAAGCCCCTCGTTCCAATCACCATGGAGGCATTCATGGATTTCAGGGTGAATGCGATGCAGCTCACTGGACCAGAAATCGAGGCGATCGCCAATGGTAAAGAGATTGAGTCACCTGGTGAGCGCAGAGAATTTCAGGAGAAGTTGAAACGCTTAAAAATTAATGTTCCCACATAGTAAATGTTCGCCATCGCTAACACATTCACAGTATTCGCCGCTAACAAAAAGAAGAACAACGGATTCAAGAAGTTGGGTAAAAAGGTGCAGAAGCAGCGCCAGGGTGACGTTGACAGGATCAAGGATAAACTCTCTGATATTGCCAAGGACGAGACTAAGCGTGTGAAGGAGGTATTCGAAGAGCATAAGAAGCTTTTCCAGAAGGCGAAGCCCAGGGGATCTGCGAAGAAGACCTCTATCGATTTTTACGAAAAGTAAACCACAAAGTACAAAAAACAAAAACTAACGCCAAAGGTGTGTCCCCAAATCTCTCTGCCAATAGAGCGCAAACCACGCTGTATTGGACGACTCGTATTTCCCTTTGTGTTTTGACCATCGAGCGTTTCATAGAAGCCCTCGATTTCTCCAGACCTAATACCGTTGTACTTATTTTCCCAATTTTCGATGGAATTTCTGTCGTTTTCATGAGCATTTCATTTACATCGATCGATTCGATGAATTGTTGTTGAATCATTGGTTCCAGATAGGTGAAATAGTTAAAGTCCGGATCCAACTGAATACATATACCTTCAATGATGGTGAAGGATTTGGCTAAATATATAAAACTTGTTGGTACAACAAAAGGTTTTTCAGCGGCGAGTTGAACAGCTAGATCATCGTTCATGATTCCCGATCCATCTAGAGTTTCGAGATAACCCAAAATAGTTTCAAAAAAGAGTTCGATATCAGATACATCCGATGTCGTAGGAACGATGACACCCAATTTAATTAAAACATTTACAATCCCTGCAGTATCTCTCGTGATGATAAAACCAAATAAACTTTTAAACCCATCCCGCAATTCTTCAGACAAAGTTACAAGTAACCCAAAATCATAAAATACAAGTTTACCCCGAGATGAAAACCCTAAATTACCTGGATGTGGATCGGCATGAAAAAGACCGTTATCCATCGTTTGAATGACATATGAATTGATGAGAGCTTCACAGATTTTCTTTTTATTTACTTTAGGGTCTGTGATTTCAGTCAATTTTGTTGATGGTACATATTCCATTACGATCATGTCATCATTCGAGTACTTCTTATACACTCGTGGAACTTTGACCCAATCAACACCTTTCATACTTTTCTTGAACTTTATGGCATTATCAATTTCCTGAAGATAGTCAGCCTCACCCAAGAGATATTGAATCGATTCGTCGAGAACATATCCAGAACTATTTCCTGTATCAATACCTACACGTTCTAGAAAATGTACGATAGTTCGAATATTATCCGTATCCTCTTTCATGATATCCAGGATTCCTGGTCTTTTTACCTTGACGATAACTTTTTGTCCATTATGAAGAACTGCCATATGTACCTGACCAATACTCGCTGATTTGAATGGTACTGGATCAAATTCCCTGAATATATCCTTGTTTACAACATTATCAAATTCCACGGGAGGGACATTGTCTTGAAGAGATTCCAACTCTTTTGTAAATTCAGGTGGGTAAAGATCCACTCTCGTCGAAGCGATTTGACCTAATTTTACAAAAGTTGGACCAAGTTCGAGAAGTTCATCCCTCGTCCATCGACCAAGTTCAGATTTATTTTGTACAGTTGCGTTTTTCCATAGAAATTTACCAGCAAATTTCCACGTTTTCAGTTTCCGGTTCGAGACTCTCACCGGAACCTGATGTGTTGAAACACATAACATCCTACTTTTTGTAAAGTTTTTTATTCTCTTAACTTACATAAATGGTAAAAGTTTCCAATATATTCAGTCCTGTAACAAGACCAGCTGAATCACTTATACGAACACAGCCTATTTTATTCTCTCTGATTATTCTTTTCCAGGGTCTTTTTTCTGGAAATGCATTTAAAATTCCAGAACGTCTCATGGCATTTTTCGAAAATAAATTGTTTCGATTCGTTTCTCTCATGATTATCGCTTTCACTGCCACTCGCGATATAGAATATGCGTTGATATCTACATTCATATTTTTAAGTATCATGTACATTCTCAAGACACCAGAGGAGCGTAAAAAAACTGGGTTTATATAATATATGTGGTGGGTGTTCCTACTTTTGTATTTTTCATATCTCATATTGGGTCCTCATTGGGAATCGAAACTTATCAAGGGTGAAAAGTTGGCTATTGTCGATAGTAAAGAAGAACTTGGGAGACGTTCAATTTTCATATCATATGTAGCACTTCTGTTCATTTCATGGTTTTTATTGAGACCCTCTCGATCTTCTTTTATGAGTGCTCTCATTCTAACTACCGCAGCTACGACTGGATTTCACTTAAAATATGGTCCAGAAACCCCATTTCCCATGCATCTCATATTAACCACGTTCCTTCTGTTTAAAGGGAGGATGTACATGTCTCTCCAACTCTGGCTCACGATGATACTTGTTGGATTTTATACGACGATGCACGAAAATTTATATATCCCTTAAAAGTAGAATGAAGATTCATATAGTCGGTGCCGGACCTACGGGTATGTCACTCGCGTGGGAACTTCTCAGGACGGGTGACCATGAAGTCACCGTGTATGATCGAAAAACTTCGGCGGGTGGTTCCTGGTGGGAACCAGATGAAGAAGTTCGTGATTTACACGCACATAGAATTGTTTTCAATCGTGCATTTGTGAACACACGATCTCTTTTCAATGAGATGGGTATCTCATGGGATACGATGTTTCAAGCTAAGGACAATGGAGAACATGTCGGTTTTGTTTTACGTTCTCTCAGTCTAAGAGACTATGGAACTTTAATTTCGTTATTCACTCGAGTACTTTCTCAACCTAAAAAGTATAAATCAATATCTTTGAAAGAAGCTGTTGGAACTTTATCAGAAAAAGGACAAGCTGTCATCGAACATCTTCCTCTCATAATGGATGGTGTCACTTGGAATGTCATGTCAGCATATGAATTTGTAAAAAACTTGGATCACGTGGGTCTTTCAACACCCTACACACAGAGAGTTTCTGGTAAAGTTATGTGTGATGCGATGGAGGAAGCTGTCATGGAAGCTGGTGGAAATTTTGTTTTTGGAACTGAACTTGTAAGTGTAAAATACGAGGAAGATTCGTACGAAGCACAATTTTCAAATGGTGAAATTATTGACGATGGTATGCTTTTTTTATGTCTCGATAATAGTCCTGCTCTCAAACTTTTGGCCGAAAATTGGGGACCTGATGCTGATAAAAAAGTTAGAGAAAGTACGTATGGTGCCATCAACATTCTTATTGACTATGAAAATCCACTTAAATTAAAATCCGATCTCGAAATAGCTACATCAACAGAGTGGAACTTACAACCTAAAGTTCTCTCGGATGGTAAAACTGTATCTTGTGTTATATGTCATCTCACCGAAGACATTCTCACAACCGATCCTGAAACTCTAAAGGCTGAAGTACTTCGACAACTCAAACTCTCCGAACCTAATAACATACGCATCGGATGGGGTGCTGAATGGAACGGAAAAACGTGGGAATTTTCACAATCTTCGGGAGTACTTAGTCTTCATGGACAACTTCCCTTCTTTGGAAAGTGCTCAAAAGTTGCCATGTGTGGTATGATGTCACCGAGAAATACACCATATTCGAGTATCGAAGCGGCAGTTGAAGTTTCTAGAGCTCTGTGTCATGAACATTTTGGAACACGAGAGCCACTTCAACCCATTCTTCTCTCACAAGTCATATTATTACTTTTGGTGTTGCTTATAGTTTTAATTCTAATGTATCGTAATATAAATCAATGAAGTTCATGACCAAAGTCTATGAACCGATGTATGATTTCAATAATAAAAAATACATTCGTCTCTCGATACCCCTCAAGTGTGCCGAGAGTATTGAACGAATACACGCTAATAAATCTCATCTGCTCATGAATCAAAATGTGGACAACCCTTTGGATGGTAGAGTTCTCACTGTAAAAGTTCCGTTCCGATATAGGAGAGTGATGTGCGAAGTCCGAGGACGTCCCGTGCAGTCTCTTATAAAGGATGATGAAGTTGAAGTCGATGTAAACTTTAAAGGTGTTTGGAACGTCGGAAATCACTCAGGTTTCTCTTGGATACTCTCAAGTTCATCCACTTCTTGATTAGGATCGTTAGGGAGATCAATCGTCTCAAGTCCACCCTTCTTTAACCCCTCAAAGGTCTGAAGCATACCCTGTAGACGGGAAATTTCATGAGTAAGCTGCTCGATGTTCGTACGAAGCTTAGTAATATTTTCATTAATATCTAGAGTGGGCATTCTACTCATTTAAAGTTTGTACCCTTTAAATAAGTAGAGCATGAAGGTTCTCACCAGAACCGGGTACTTGATAGATTCGGGGCCAATTCAAGAAATTAAAAAAGAGCTTACGGTAAGACCGATAGTCAATGGGGATTATGGATTTCCTCCACCACCTTTCAAAGTTTTCCGACCAACTAAGAATGGAGTCTGCGTTCCAAGATTCTACGGAACTCATAAGGTTGGACAACCGGACCAAGACAAAAGACCCGAACCCACCAAAATCAAAACGAGATTTGTTGGACAACTCAGAGACGCCACACATCAAAATGAAGCAATGTCAGCAGCAATCCAAGCTGGTCATGGCGTCCTCTCTTTACCATGTGGGTATGGTAAAACAACGGTATCCTTGGCCATAGCATGTAAGTTAGGGTATCGCACGATGATTGTCGTACACAAACAATTCTTGGCTGACCAGTGGAGGGAGCGAATACAACAATTTTGCCCAGGTGCCACAATTGGAGTTGTTCAACAAGATAAGAAAGAAGTCAATTGTGATTTCGTCATTGCAATGCTCCAATCCTTATCTTTGAAAGAGTATAGTTTCACGGATTTTGAGAGTATCGGAACACTCATAGTGGATGAAGCACACCACATTTGTGCCAAAGTATTCAGTCAAAGTTTATTCAAACTTTGTCCCCGACATATTTATGGTCTCTCTGCAACACCTGAAAGAAAGGACGGTCTTACCAAAGTGCTTCACTGGTTCATGGGTCCTACATTTTTTGCAGTTGAACGAAAGAATCAAGAACAAGTTGAAGTATTTCCAGTGACTTTTGATTCACCAAATTATCGAAATCCACCACCATCCATGAGAAATGGTAAAATTTCAATGCCCAACATGATCACCGAACTCGTGGAAGATCGTATGAGAAACAAGATGTTAGTCGAACTTGTAAAAAAAGCCTCAGCTGGCACGAGACAATTATTAGTTCTCAGTGATCGTCGTCAACATTGTGAATTTCTTCACCAATGTTTTCCCAAAACATCAGGACTTTACATGGGTGGCATGAAAGAAGTTCAACTTCAGGAATCGTCTAAAAAGAAGATTATATTCGCAACGTTCAGTCAAGCCCACGAAGGTCTCGATATTCCTACACTTGATACGGTTATATTAGCATCACCCAAATCTGACATCACTCAGAGTATTGGTCGTATCATGAGAGAAACAAAAGGAAAAAAGAACAGTCCACATATTTACGATATACACGACCCATGGTCAATTTTCACAGCGATGTATTACAAGCGAATGAAGGTCTATCGTCAAGGTGGATTCAACATTCACGGTAAAGTTGTAGATGAGAAGAAGAATGACTTCCCTCAGGGAAAGTGTCTATTTTTATAATCTAAATATCTATTAAATGTCAGGTGCATTAATACAACTTGTATCCAAGGGTGCTCAAGACATGTATTTTATTAGTGATGAAGGACATTCATTCTTTCGCATGAAATTCATGAGACATAGGAACTTTTCGCAAGCCCCTAAATTTATTAAAACTATCTCAGATAAAGACACTTCAGTAACCATACCCGTACTAGGTGATGTTATGAACGCACTTTGGATTGATGGTAATAATAGCACATTAGATATGTTTTATAAATCGACTATAGATTTGTATATTGGTGGACAAAAGATTGATTCACAAAGTTTTGATTATTATGCCGATATATGGCCAAACTATTTGGCAGATACCTATAGTAAATCGCGAGAATTGAACAATAATTCTTCTTCTGCAAATCCTAGTTTTGTACCTCTTCAATTTTTCTTCTGTAATCACAAAGCATTTTTACCATTAGTTGCACTCCAAAATCATCAAGTCGAAATAAAAATACATTTTAATGAAACAAGTTTATCCGGAATATCCGAGACTGATAAACGTGTTGATATATATGGCAATTATATATTTTTAGACAAAGATGAAAGAGAAGACATGGTCAAACGTAATATGGACTTTGTCATCACACAGGTGCAAAAAAGTGAACATGAATTAAATACGACAGATGGTTACAATACAATTGATATCAGTCAGATAAATCACCCAGTAAAATCATTATTTTTCGGATTTGATGTTTCCAGTGACGATTATGAAAATGATTTTTTTACATTCTCAGGTGTCGATTTACATATTAATGGAACACCCTTGTTTGAAAACATGAAACCAGGATTTTTTCACACTATTCAAAATTATTACCGTTCTGAGTTTGGTGTTTCAGAGTTTAATTCTACACTCAAAATACCATTTTACACTAGATATTACGTGTATCATTTCTGCCTCAATGCATCTAAGTATGAACCATCTGGTACATGTAACTTTAGTCGACTTGATAACGCCAAATTGATTATAAGAGGTGCCCGAAAAGGTTCGTTACGCCCCAGTGACCAAACACTTTTTATATACGCTTTGAATTATAACATTCTTCGTATTAAAAATGGTCTAGCTGGAGTACTATTTGGAAATTAAATTTACCACAAGAGAGAATCTCGAGGTAGATTCAACATAAATTTACGCCCTGATGGTATCAGAGACGGCAAGTACGACAACGCCGGCGAGAAAAGCCATGATGACGTAATTCAATTCAGTTTCTTCGCGACCAATCTGAGGCTTAGGAGCCTCTTCAATTTTGGATTTCACGACAGGCTTCTGCTGCCGGATGGGAGGTTCCAAATCCTCCAGCGGACAATACGCTATCATTTATATATATTTAGAGATTAATTTCTGTCTTCTTCTTTCGCCTGGTGCGCTTAGGTTTAGTGGAACCACCAACATTTACCTCCTTTACTTCACCACCAGTGGACTCACCTGAAATCGACACGATGTCAGACATATCGTCATCTTCGTCAGGAGGAGGAGTTATTGTTGTATTCATGGGGGGTGGTGGAGGCATCATTATTCCACCCATAAGACTTGAAATATCTACTCCTGGACCCTGCATCTCATATTGCCCATTTGTACCACCGACAGGTGACTCAGTCGCAGGACCATCAGGAGATCTGGTTGTGTTTTGAACAGCCGCCATCATATTCTTCACCAGGTCTGGGTTCTGTTTCATCACATCATTCATATTGGGCATTACCGATTTGAACATACTATTGGTAAGGTGAAACATCATCGCAGAACCACCCAACATCATAATCAGCTTCACCTCTGGAGCAACACTGACCTTAGAACGATACTTTACATAAAGTTCCTCAAAAACACCATCATAGTCGTCGACATTCTCCATAACACTCTCAGACCAACCATCAAGCTGAATCTCAAATGGGTTGTAACGTTTGTTTAAAAACTCGAGACCCGTTACACAAGCTACAAGCATTCGTCGAGAAAAACGAATCGATTGCTCTACATCGATACTATATGTGATACGTTTCACCTCAGACCTCAACTCTTCGATATTGGAGTAAGCATTGAGCCTTTTATTGATAGCAAATCCCTTCTTTTCCAGACGAGCTAATTTGTTCAATAAATCGGATTTTTCTTCATCTATAGAAGTGTATCCCTTCGAGGGAGTTTCTTCCTGAAACCCGGCACCCATGGGTTCATCATCGTTGTAAAACATAGGTTCGTTTTCACCATAGTCAATCTCTTCATCTTGAGAAGTTTGCTGAGGAGCCGATTGCTTTGTGGGATTTACAAATGCATCCATCGCCTCTTGGTGCTGCTGAGGCTGTGTCTGACGCGCAGGCTGACTTGGTCTCGGAACCGGTTTTGGTCGAGGAACAGAAATTTGAATCTCATCCATGAGTGCCTGTTCATCCGCGTCTAATTTCATGACAGTGGTGTTTCCCCTGTCGAGTACGATTTCTTCGTCCATCTACTCTCTATATGGAAACTAAAAAAATACCTTTAACGCACTTTAAAAAAATATATGTACATAGTAAATGTTCAACCTTAACAAAGCGAACCGTGAAGGTCTCAAATGGATCGGTGTTCTCTTCCTCATCATACTTGGTCTCATGATGTTCCGTGATACCAGCATGTATCAGCCCAGGCCAATCATGGTTACTCCCATCCGCGAGGGTTCCATTTTCGACCTGGAGAATAAAGTCGAGTGCACCCCAGGTAACAAAGATGGTAGTGCCTATACCAAGTCTTTGACACCAGGTGGTCTGTGTGGCGCCCAAAAGCTCGTCTCCGATCTTTCGAGTTATGAGATCACGGATGGAATCGGCGGATCTTTAATCTAAGCTAAATATAAATGGCTCTCATCACATCCCCAACTGAGACTATTCCAGATCTTAACTACGAGTATCATACGATAACAATTGATAGCATCGGTCAAGATAGTGCCAACACTTTCACCTGCTATCTTCAGCAGCCTCTAAAAAATATTGTTCAAGCTAGACTTCTCGCTGCTCGTATCAACACCACAACCGATACGGAACACTGTCATGTTTCTATCAAAGAACTTGATACCATTTTTAACGACAGAGCCTCAAATGTTTACGAAGGGCAATCTTCTATGAGTGTTCTTCGTAGCTCGTTTGCGAGTGTTATTACAGAGGGAACAGCGACAGTTACTTTCAAAGATAATTATCCAATCGCTACACAATATATTGACCCCATTCGTCGCCTCGATCGTTTCACTGTGACCATCAGAGATCAAGATGGTAACACGATAAAAAATCCAGTCTCAGCCGCTGATAACTTTCTCGTTCTTCGTTTCGTGTGTAGAAAACCAAATTTGTAATTTTCTCCGTTTAAAGTAGTATACCATGTCCGCTGGTATTGTTCAATTGATAGCTATTGGTGCCCAGGATGAATATATCATGGGTAACCCCGAAATATCTTTCTTTAGTTCAACATTCAAAAGACATGCTAATTTTTCACAGTCCATCGAAAAACAAACCATACATGGAGCAGTGAAAAACAATTCTATGTCCAGCGTTCAATTTGAACGAACTGGCGATCTTCTCGGTTATGTCTATTTTACCATCGATGATAATACACAGGCGCTAGATACCCAATATTGGAATACCGTCATCGATAAGGTAGAACTTTATATCGGTGGGTCTTTAATAGACAGCCAAGATACCGTTTTTACAGAAAAGATTGCTATCGATACATTCGCCCAAAATGTATCTAAAAGTGCGTTGGGTACACACCCAGGCGTGAGCTCGAGATCTTACTTTTATCCTCTTCGCTTTTTCTTTTGTGAAGGACCACAATGTGCACTCCCTCTCGTAGCTCTAAATTATCAAAATGTGGAAATTAGAATTCATTGGGCTAATGAAGCATCGAATTACAACATTGAATGTTTTGCCAATTACTACTATCTTGATAATGAGGAACGTGGTAATATCGCGTCTCGCAAACACAATCTTCTCATCACACAAGTTCAAAAAAATATACCCACCGGAACACTTGTTCAAGATCTTAATTTTAATCATCCAGTCAAATATCTTGCATCTTCTGATACAACAACAAATGGTGCGCTCACTTCTCCAACCAACAAAGTGAAATTGACCATCAATGGTCATGATGTAAGTAATTATAGATGGGGTAAACCACACTTCATCGATGTTATGAATTATTATCACACAAACTTCGTTACATCACCAGACTTTTTCCTGTATTGTTTCTGTCTTTCCACCAGTTCACTCCAACCCACAGGAACACTTAATTTTAGTCGTATATCTTCGGCCACGATCATGAGTGAAGACATGGCCATAAACGACCCTATATACGCAGTAAACTATAATATCCTCCGTATAGAAAATGGTATGGCAGGTCTCCTGTACGCAAATTAAAATACCTTGTTATATTAAATGGTCAAAAACTTGCCCACGGTAGAACGTTCAACCAAAATTAGGTTAGGCAAACATTGTACCGAAGACCAGGCGGAAAATACAATCGTACTTAACGCGAGTAATGTAGAAGTCGATGCATCATCTGGTAAAGGTGTCTATATTACACCCCTCGATTTGGCAATCGATTTTACTGGTTCTGGAACCGATGCCACTACAAATACAATCGTGACGTATAACCAAAGTACGCATAAATTGTATAGAACAAATATCCCTCCTACATTCAGTGGTATCTCAACTGGTAGTTCCGAATTTGAAAAGACTACACTATTTTCAAATGCTATAACGGGTATTATTGTTGATTCAAATATTGTCGTAGGCGGAAATGTCACATGTTCAGAACTTATCGTTACAGGGAATGTGACAGCTCTAGGAGATGTTAATCAGGTGTTAACAACAAAATCCCTGTTTACAGATCCTATAATCGAGTTAGGTGCGAATAACATCGCAACTGATGATATATACAAAGATTTAGGTCACATTTTACATCGCCCCGATGGATTCTCGAATGTTGCTATTTATTATGACGAAAGTGATACGAAGATTGTAATGGCGTATACTAATAGTGATGCAGGCTTATACGAAATAACACCAACTTCCGAAACGATTAATGTACACGTCTATGGTGAAATGTACACAGAATCTAATGTTGGTATTTCGAATACAACACCCGTACACACTTTATCTGTGGGTGATAGTGTATTTATAGATGACGCGAATCACTCAAATGTTATTGAAGCTCATGGTAACACATACACATCTGGAAATGTGTATATAGGTGGTGGTCTCATCACAAATGTAGGTGGAGTGAATAAAAAAACGTATAGCCATGCATCAGCCTTTCCACAAGGAACTTCAGTCAGTGATGCTACTATTACACTGACATTCACACAACATGTATTTTATGCGAAAGTGGTGGCTCAATTAATAGATGATTTAGATAATGAAATAAGCTCACTTTCAATGGAAGTTGGTGGTGGTAATAGATTGGGTAATACAAATGGACTAAATATTGCATTAGGTCAAACATCTATATTTGGTGGAACAAATACGAACCCATGGTCAACAAATATCACCACAACACCCACAACAATCGCTATTAAACCTACGAATGCTTTCACATCGGGAGGAGGAAATTATTCTATTTTTGTTGAATATATATCAGCATACCCCAGTGGTAAACTTGAAAGTATAACACATACTGCCGGTACATCATTGTCCAGTTTTGGATATTAATTTCATATTTTCCAATTGCTCAACAATTGTAAAATGTTTTTTATATACACTACTTATATATGTCGACGAATACAAATGTACAACTGATACCAGGTGATTTAGTTTTATCTGGAGACATAAAAACGGATGAGGTGACTCCCACATTTTCGGTTGATCGACAGAATAGTCGTGTAGGTATAGGTATAGATGCAAGTTCGATATCAAATCCATATACCATGTACGTGGCGGGTGAAATGTATGCAACTCGATTACATGGTGATGGAAGTCAACTCACCGGGTTGACGAATTCAGCATGGGATATTGCCGGTGGTGACATAAGTTATGCAGACGGTGATGTTTCTATCGGCATCGCAGACGCTAACGGAAAAAGATTACGTGTACATGAAAGTGGAAATGATGTATTGGTTGCCGATGGTGCAAATTTACGTGTTGGTGTAGCAACTGGAACACCCCAAGCAAACCTCCACGTCGAAGGTAATGTCTACGTGTCGTCAAACCTTGAGGTGAGTAATGTCAATTTCACAGGTAATTTATATCAAAATGGATCCTTATCCGCGGCGCTACAGGTTGTCCCTACCAGTGCACTGGCGTCGAATTTAAGTTCGATCACGTCTCAGTGGGGTTCACTGTTAGAAACTCAGTGGTTTGATAATTTCTACTTCTCCACGGTAAGCTCTAACCAAGTAGAAGATATTACAGTCGATTCTAATGGAAACGTGTATGTGACTGGTTCGTATAGGTCAACGAGCACATGGAACGTCGGTAACAGTGTTACTTTTCCAGCACAAGGGGGTTCCTCTAAACAATCCTTTACAATCAAATATAATTCGACTGGCACACCTCAATGGGGTAAAACCATAGGTGGTAATCTTGGTGAAGGTAGGAGTATAGTGACTGATTCGAGTGGAAACGTTTACGTTACTGGTAGTTTCAATAGCACCGGTACTGTAGACCTTGGTAACAGCGTTACTTTACCGAATTTGGGAACGATCACAACCTTCACTTATATAGTTAAATACAATACGGGTGGCACGGCTCAATGGGCAAATGCCATTCCTGCTACAGATCTTTCTGATGGTTATGGTATAGCGCTAGATTCAAATGGAAACGTCTACGTAACTGGTCGGTATCGCCAATCCAGCGGTACGACAAGTCTCGGTAACGGTATTAGCTTACCTACCACCGCGGGAAACTCGAATGACCCTTTTATAGTTAAATATAACTCTAGTGGTGTTGCTCAATGGGGAATTGGTATAGGTTGTGACGGCGGAACCAACGCCGAAGCTAATTCTGGTTTGGGTATAGCGACTGATTCCAATGGAGATGTGTATGTGACTGGCAATTACTATCACGCAGCTATTAATCCTGCCCTTTCCCTAGGTAATGGTGTTACTTTACCTGCCAATGCTGGCGACGGAGATGCCTTTATAGTTAAATACAACACTAGTGGCACGCCTCAATGGGCTAGGGTAATAGATGCTTACATAGCTACAGGTTATGATATAGCAACCGATTCCAGCGGAAACATATACGTGACCGGAACATACGAGCAAGGAATTAGCTCTTTATCCATCGGTAACTCTGTTACTTTACCCGGTGGTTCCTCCTCATATAATAACATTTTTACGGTTAAATATGACACAAATGGCACACCTCAATGGGCAAACGCTTTAGAGACTTCGTCCAGTGGTGGCGAAAACTATGGTTATGGTATAGCTACCGATTCTAATGGAAACGTTTACATTACTGGCAATTACAATTTGAACAACAGTCAAGATCTTGGTAACAATATTACCTTGCCGACTA